ATGTTTACCGTTATTTTTGGTCGTCCAGGCTGCCCTTACTGCGTTCGCGCCAAAGAGCTGGCAGAAAAACTGACCAACGAGCGTGATGATTTTAACTACCGTTACGTGGATATTCACGCCGAAGGCATCAGCAAAGCTGACCTGGAAAAGACCGTCGGCAAACCGGTTGAAACCGTGCCGCAGATCTTCGTCGACCAGAAACACATCGGCGGTTGCACCGATTTCGAAGCCTGGGCGAAAGAGAACCTTGGCCTGTTTGCCTGAGTCAATTTATTTGCTCGATGAGTGACTGCGCCAGGTATCAAGCCAGGCGCAGATAAACAAAAAGCACAACGCCCCGAGTGCGCACCAGAACACCGCGCTCAGTACCCACGCCATCTCCTGCCAGAACGTTCTGTGCGTCACGAAGAACAGCCGCATCGTCACCATACAGACCGGCGCCGCCAGCATCGCACCCAGCAAAGGACGCAGTACCCGCTGTCCGGGAGAGAGGCAGCTCGCCGCCGCCCCTGGCAGCAAAAAGAAGAGCAGGCCCAGCTCCGGGTTGCCGCTGGCGCGAAAGGCCCCTTTCATATGTAATAGCAGCGATAAGCACACCACAATGAACAGAACGAAGCCGCAGATAATACCGGCCCAACTACGCTCAGACTTCACCGTATCCTCCTGATGTTGCCTCTAACTCACGTCCACGTCGCCCAGTCAGATAAAGCATTTCGGCAATCCATGCCAATAACTCCCCTACCAGCCTAAAAACGATTGTCACTAGCCGCCGCATCCAGGAAGGATTAAACTAGCGGGTATATTTTTGCTGGTTATAACAGGGTGCCAGAATAGGTTCGCCACAACGCGAACGCCTGAGCAACCTTAGACCAAATAACCATTTCCTTCAACAACTTACTAGTAAATGAGAAGTTGGCTTTCGTGAATATAAACGTCGCAGATTTGTTAAACGGGAATTACATCCTGTTATTATTCGTTGTACTTGCATTAGGACTATGCCTGGGAAAACTGCGTCTCGGCTCAGTACAACTTGGTAATTCCATTGGCGTTTTAGTCGTTTCTCTCTTATTAGGTCAACAGCATTTCGCGATTAACACTGATGCCCTTAATCTCGGCTTTATGCTGTTTATTTTTTGCGTCGGCGTGGAAGCCGGGCCCAACTTTTTTTCCATTTTTTTCCGCGACGGCAAAAACTACCTGATGCTGGCGCTGGTGATGGTCGGCAGCGCGATGCTGATCGCCACCGTGCTGGGCAAAGTGTTCGGCTGGGATATTGGTCTTACCGCCGGTATGCTGGCGGGCGCCATGACCTCCACCCCGGTGCTGGTGGGCGCGGGCGACACCCTGCGCCATTTCGGCCTGCCCAGCGATCAGCTGGCGCAGTCGCTTGACCATCTGAGCCTCGGCTATGCCCTGACCTACCTGGTCGGCCTGGTGAGTCTGATCGTCGGCGCCCGCTATATGCCCAAGCTGCAGCATCAGGATCTGCAGACCAGCGCCCAGCAAATTGCCCGCGAGCGCGGCCTCGATACCGATTCAAAACGTAAAGTGTACCTGCCGGTGATCCGCGCCTACCGCGTTGGCCCGGAGCTGGTGGCCTGGGCGGATGGCAAAAATCTGCGCGAACTGGGGATTTATCGCCAGACCGGCTGCTATATCGAACGCATCCGCCGCAACGGCATTCTGGCCAACCCGGACGGCGACGCGGTGCTGCAGATGGGCGACGATATTGCGCTGGTGGGCTATCCGGACGCGCACGCTCGCCTCGACCCGAGCTTCCGTAACGGCAAAGAGGTATTCGACCGCGATCTGCTCGACATGCGCATCGTCACCGAAGAGATTGTGGTCAAAAACCACAACGCCGTCGGCCGCCGCCTGGCGCAGCTGAAGCTCACCGACCACGGCTGTTTCTTAAACCGGGTGATCCGCAGCCAGATTGAAATGCCTATCGACGATAACGTGGTGCTGAACAAAGGCGACGTGCTGCAGGTCAGCGGCGACGCCCGCCGCGTAAAAACCGTGGCCGACCGCATCGGCTTCATCTCCATTCACAGCCAGGTGACCGACCTGCTGGCCTTCTGCGCCTTCTTTATCGTCGGCCTGATGATCGGCATGATCACCTTCCAGTTCAGCTCTTTTAGCTTCGGCATCGGCAACGCCGCCGGCCTGCTGTTCGCCGGCATTATGCTTGGCTTCCTGCGCGCCAACCACCCAACCTTCGGCTATATCCCGCAGGGGGCGCTGAACATGGTGAAAGAGTTTGGCCTGATGGTGTTTATGGCCGGGGTCGGACTCAGCGCCGGGGCCGGGATCAATAACGGTCTGGGCGCCGTCGGCGGTCAGATGCTGGCGGCAGGGCTTATTGTCAGCCTGTTGCCGGTAGTGATCTGCTTCCTGTTCGGCGCCTATGTGCTGCGCATGAACCGGGCAATGCTGTTTGGCGCCATGATGGGCGCCCGCACCTGCGCCCCGGCAATGGAGATCATCAGCGATACCGCGCGCAGCAACATTCCGGCGCTCGGCTACGCAGGCACCTACGCCATCGCCAACGTGCTGCTTACCCTTGCCGGGACGCTCATCGTGATCATCTGGCCAGGGCTACAATAAATTTTTGAGAAAAAAGCCGTCACAGGCAGAACTTTTTCTCAGGGCATCAGTCATAAGTAATGCCACTGCTTTTCTTTGATGTCCCCATTTTGTGGAGCCCATCAACCCCGCCACTTCGGTTCAAGGTTGATGGGTTTTTTGTTGTCTGAAATTCATCCCCCTTCCAATCAACCACTTAGATAACTTCTTTTTCATGTGTGGCGACAAAATGGCGACAGCGCTTTTGTTATGGCGGCACCAGACGTACAAAACCCGCCAGCGGCGGGTCAGTATTAGTAAGCAAATTGTTCCTGCATACCCTTTGGATGAGGCGGTGCTGCGCTGATTTTTTGAGGACGGCATACTGAGCGCACAAAAGTCTCATGCGTCACGAAAGTATGCCCGCATTCGATGTTAGTGCACTGGTTGTAGCGTTCTTTGGTCTCATTGGAAACCTGGAAGCTGCTTCGGGTATGTGCAGCCTGACCGCACATAGGACAATTCATCATAATAATCAGCTCTCATTATTAACCAGTTCGCAATAATGATACATCATTGTTCGCAATTTGGAACTAATCATTCCATTGCGAACTCATCTATTTTCACTTCAAGCTCCATGCTGGTCGTAAATCCATTATCCGGGCTGACAGAATGCGTCAGGGTGGTAATGGTCCATTCTGCATCATCGATCGGCTGCTTAAACCCCGCCACCTTCACCGGCATTTCCGTATAGAGATCAGCCCGCCCCTCAGCGAGCTGCAGGGAAAATGAAGCAACCCCACGCTGCAGGCGTTCCCACTGCATTTTTGCTGCGCGCTCTGCATTGCTCCGGTTGGCGTAGGTACGATTAAGAATCAGCACGTTTTCATCCGTTCCCACCAGATAATCTCCCTGTTTTGCTTCCGGCTCTTTGGGTGTGGTGGTTTTCTTTCGACGACGCTTAACACTGGTTGTCTCTTTTTTCCTGGGTTCACGCGTATGCAACCAGCTGGCAATAACACCGGTGTAGGCACCACGATCAGCTAGGGTGAACCGATGACCGTCACCGGCTTTGCGCGTGATGGTGATAACCGGCAGCGGCTTGCCGCTCGCCGTTCTTCCCTGTCCCTGCCGGATAAACAGCAGATTCCCGTCCTTAACGGAAGCAATCGCCCCATACTGTCTCGCCAGTTTCATCAGAAAACTTGCATCGCTTTCATTGGTCTGGTCCAGATGATCCAGCGCCTTATCCGTCAGGTCTTTACCCAGCGCCATTTTGAGGTTATGCCGGGCGGCTATTTCCTTTACCACCTCCCCCACCGTTGTCTGATGCCATGATTTTTCGCGCCGTGTATTGAGGGTTTCACGAAAATCTGCGCTACGCGCCCGGATGGTCAGCCGGTCAGGGGCACCGCTGTGTTCAATTTCATCCACAGTAAAAGCCCCTTTAGGGAATAGCGGCTGGCCTTTCCAGCCCAGCGCCAGCTGAATCACTGCCCCACGTCGCGGCAGGGCGATCAGCCCGTCGGCGTCGTCCAGCTCCAGATCAAGCTGGTCCGCTTCAAAGCCCCGGTTATCCGTCAGCGTCAGACTCATCAGGCGGGTATCCAGCACGGTCGTCACGTCCTTACCTTCAATGACGATACTGAAAGCCGGGCTTTTGCTGTTCAGATTCAGAAGATCAGAATTAACGTTCACTGCAGCAATCCTCCTACCGTGTTCTTAATCCCCCCAATCGCAGAGGCAGCAGAGTCCTGCAGGTTGCTGAGCTGGTCACTCAGGCTCCCGAACATGTCAGACAGCGATTCATCAACCCGTTTGAGGGTGATCGTAAACTCAATGCGCCTGGGCATTCCGCTTGCAAAAAACTCCGTCTTTGTCTGGCTCAGACTTTCAATAACAAACATGCCGTAAATGGTTCCGCTGCCTTCAATCAAAGGCCACGCTTTGCCCTGCTCTGCCATCAACTCCAGCGCCAGCAATGACAGCCTGCCTCCGGTCACTTCCGGCAGCAGAACCCCGGACAGTGTCAGTGAATCATTATCCGGTCCAAGAAACTGCGTTGACGGGCGGCGGTTCACCCGGCTGTTGGCGGCATGCCGCCAGCTGCGCTGATACTGCAACTCCTGATAAGGGACAGTGCGCAACATAAATACATATAAACCCAGCACCATCATCATGATTCATACCCCCCCTGATCGCTGAAATTGCTGCGTGCTTTTGCCCTGGCCCTGCGTTCCCGCTCGTCAAGCTGGCGTGCCACTTCACGGGCAATATCCTGCGCACTCTGTCCCGGCTGCGCGACGATATGAATGGGCGCGTTAATCTCATAACGGATCACTGACGGTACGCTGGCAGATTTCACAGGTTGACTTTGTTTGTATGCCATTGCTGGTAGGCTGTACGGATGCAGAGGTGCTGCCTCCGCAGGCGCTGCCGCTACGCCCATGACACCTGCAACGACGGAAGCCAGCGCGGCAGTGCGCCGTCTGCTGGTAACATTTGCGGGACCGTTCACAATTTCGGGGCCGTTCTCCCCAACGATGCCAAACTGACCACGCGGGATCGTGCCGCCATTGTCATACATTCCGGCAAACGGAACTGCAGCAGTCGCTGCTCCACCAACCACCTGCACCTGTGCTTTGCCTTGCGTTTTATCATTTCCGATCATCCAGTCAGGTAGATAATCGGTGACTGAGGAAAGCTTGCTTTTAAGAGTCTCCCATTTGGCATTAATTCCATTAAGAATACTGTCAATAATGGCGCTGCCCATGTCCTGAAACTTCGCAGGAAGCGCGGAAACATCAGACAGGATCGAATTCCATTTATCACTAATAGATTGTCTGATATTGGCCCACGCTTCAGAAACGCCAGTTTTTATTGCATCCCAATTTTTAGCTATTAATCCCGGCAAGGTATAATTAAAGAACAGTGACTTAATCCCCTCCCATGCGGCGCTGGCCTTCTCTTTAATCCAATCCCATGCCGTACTTGTGGCATTACATACGGCATCCCACATTGCCTTGAATTTTGGCCCAAGCGTGTCCCAGTTCTGCCAGATATAAATAGCACCAGCGGCGATCAGCCCAATGACAGCCAGTATAGGATTTGCAAACATCAATCGGCCCAGCCATATAACTGACTTGCCAACAGAACTGATTGCTTTCCCAATAAGACCAAATGCAGATGAAAATTTTAGCCCCATCACCCCTGCGCTCATTCGCACTACTGCCATCGGCCCTAACACAGACGCCAGCGCCAGTGAAACAACCCCAGCGGCGGTGGCAACAATGGCAAAGCCAGCTGCCAGCTTAAACAGCGCAGAGGTCAATTGTGGGTGTCGTTTAACAAAACCATCCAGACGCGAAGCCAGTTCACCCAACCAGTCAGCCAGCTTCTTTAATGCTGGGGCAACTGTTTCACCGATACTAGCCATAGCATTGGTAAAGGAACCTGTAGCGGCTTCCCATTTATTACCAAGAGTATTCAAGGAGGCATCAACACGCTCGCGTAGAGAAGCCTGATTTTGTAGCTTTGAGGCCGTTTCACGATAGCCTGAGATGCCTTTGGTAATCATAATATTTAGCACCTGCAGCGTTTCCGCATCATCCCCAAAAATACCTTTTAGAGTAGCTAACCTTTTCTCAGTATTAAGCTTTTGGAGTTGAGCTAACTGCGTGTACATTTTCTCCAGCCCGCCAAACTCCCCCTTGCCATCCGTAAAATCGAACTTAACGCTAGTGCCTTTTAGTTCATCATTAGCATCCTTCACTTTTTCCGTATTCATGACGGACTGAAATACTTTTCGGTAGGCATTACCAGCTGACTCTCCAGCCATACCAGCCTGATCAGCCATAACTAATAGAGGAGCAAATGTCTTAGCCGCGTCCAATCCCTTTTTATGAATAATATCCATCGCGCTGCTGATTTTTGAGAACCCCTGCAGCATATTTCCTGAATCTACCCCCGCGTAGAATCCTTTCTGGATCACGTCCATCAGATTCATCATGTCTTTTTCGGAGGTCTGAGTAGCATCTTGTAACTTAGCCGCAAACTCAGCTGCTGCAGTGGGAGCCATCTGTAACTGCACGCCAAGATAAGCTGCTGACTCTCCCAAGCCGCCCAGGATGACCTGCGCCGACATACCCTGACGGCGTAGCATAGTCATCATGTTCTGAAAGTCGGCTGTTGTTCCCGGCAGCTTATCGCCCAAAGCAACTGCAAGCCGGTTAATTTTTTCAAATTCAGGCGCTACCTTTCCGCCCGGTCCCATCATTGAACCGGCGAGCTGATTCGCTGCATTTTCTGATTCTGAATAGGCTTTTACTGGAGCCAACAACGTCATGCCAGTAGTTACCCCAGCCGCCATCGCCCCTGCACCATTACCTGCCAGAGAGTTCCTTAACTCGCGGGTCTTTTCAGCCTTGGCTTTGATGGCGTTGAGCTTTCGCTGACGCTCGCCAACTTCACGCAGCCTGCGCTCCTGCTCAGCCAACTGTCGGTTATACCGCTCAGTTTCTCGTGCAATCCGTGCCGTCTCACGCGCTCCGCCCCCAGCAGATAACCCCAGCCGATAAAGCTCAGCCCTGGCTGCCGCCATCTGGCGAGTTTCCTGTTGCTGTTTTTGTTCAAGACGTGAAACAGCACGCCACTGAGCTTCAAGCGCCTGCGTTTGTTTTTTTGTCGGGGATTCCAAAGATGACATTTCGCGCGTCATCATTTGAGCGCGTAGCCTCGCCTGATCCAGTTCGGCACCAGTACGGCTAACACTTTGAGTTAGCTGATCGAAAGATTTAAGCTGACCTCCAGCATCACTCAGCTTTTTAATCTGATCGCGGGTTTGTCGAATAGCTGATGTCAGCTCCTTAGAGCCAGCCTGTGCATTTTTAAATGGGCGGGTTAACTTATCCACCGCCCCCAGAACTACCTGCAGTCGCAGGTTATTATCACTCATCGCTGACCCCGCTTCTCTGAATTGCCTTATGCCGCCACTCCAGCACATCAGTCAGCGGCATAACGTCAGTGATGGACGGCGACCAGTGAAAGATGGTGGCAATATCTGCCACCAGATCATCAACCGTCAGGTTGTCGGCAAATCGGCAAGCACCGACTTCGGCAACAAAAAAGTCACCACCTCTACAGCCATTGCTGTCAGATCGGCGGGGTCCAGCTCTGCCATTTCCTGCGCGGTCAGCGTCGGAGTGGAGATTCGCGGGATTACAGTCATCATCGCGCCCACATCCATATCCATAATGGCCTGCAGACGGGTGCCACGCAGTGCGCCGGACTGCGGCTTGCGCAGCACAATTTCGGTAATTTCAGCTTTACCGCGCATGATGGGAGTATCCAGTTTTACGGTCTTTTCAGTCAGCTTATCGCTCATGTTCGTTTCCTGTTAATAAAATACTGGCGAGGCTGCCCGCGCCTTTAGGGTTAATCAGAGGCCGAGGGCATTACGGTGTTCTTCCATCAGGTCCACGCCGTCAACGATTTCAACCATGTTGACCAGATCGACCTCATAGAGCACCTCACCGTTAATGGTCAGCTTCGCGTAGCTGTTGGTGCTGCTGACCTTGGTGGTGCTGCTTTCGCCGGTTTTCCACTCGCCGGAATCCACTTCTTTATGACGCCCGCGCACAACCAGCTCAACGGCCTGCACTTCGCCGGTATCGTCACGCTGAATGGAACCGGTGAAACGCAGCTGGATGCCGTCAACGGTTGCCTTGCCCATCTGCTTGAATAACAGCAGTTCGGTGCCGCCGATTGAAAATTCCGTGTCCAGTGCGCCGTCATCCAGCCCCATGTCCACGTCCACCGCGCCCGGCATACCGCCGCCGCGATACTTCTCAAACTTGCGGGTGAATTTCGGCAGGGTCAGAGACTCAACGATGCCCTGCCAGCTGTTCCCGTCGTTGAACAGGTTCAGGTGTTTTAACTTGCGTGGTAAAGCCATGGTGTCCCCTTACGCGCTGACCTGGCTGGAGAAATCCAGCAGGTACTGATCGGTGATGCGCTGACGCAGCATCAGGTTTTCAAGTGGCGGCACTGGCGTGTAGTCGTAGTCGATGGTGAGCTTCCCGGCTTTCAGAGTATCTTTGTCGTTCACCGACTCATCCAGCCAGCAATCACCACCAATGAGATAGCCCTGACTGACCAGGCTGCGCATTTTGGCGCGGATACCTTCGATAATGTCGCGGGCCAACGACGGGTTCAGCGGTTTGTCCACCGCCCACATATGCGCTTCTGCCATTGTGTCCATAAGTACCTGCGCCGTGCGGGTGTAGTTTTCGAAGGCAAAGAGCGGGTCATCACTCAGGCAGCGGGAACCCCAGAAGCGGAAGCCGTCTTTGCGGATAAGCGTCGTGACGTCATTCTGGTTGAGCAGTCCCGCATCGGTTGCCGTGTCCTGCAGATCCCAGAACACATCAGCAGAAATTCCGGTGACACCGTTAACGCCCACGTTGGACAGGCTTTTGTGCCATCCGGTCTGCTCGTCAATTTTAGCGCGCAGACCAAGCGCACGGGCGGTGGCATAAGCCGTCGCGTCTGCATTCAGCACGGTGTCAAAGTTGATGAAGTCAGGCCAGATCAGCATCCCCTCGCGCTGACTGAAATTGTCACGGTAGGCAATCGCTTCTTCTACCGTTTTGCAGCCATAAGCGGACAAGTAGGCAAACCCGCGCAGGCTCTGCGCCACGCTCAACAGCTCAGTAGCAACCGCCTGCGTGTCATGCCCCGGCACGCCGAGAATGCGCGGCTTGACGCCCAGCTGCGACTGCGCCGAAAGCAGCGCTTTCATACCCGTTTTTTTACCGTCAGCGGTCACGCCGCCGATAATGTTGGAGGTTGTTTCCGCTTCGGTTTCGCCCTGTGCCACGCGCACAACGACGGTCACGGGTTTAGCCTGGTCGGCAATGGCATCCAGCGAGCGGGCCAGCGTGCCGGACTCACCCGCTTTGCCGCTGGCGGTCAGCACATCGGTCAGCAGGACCGGCTTATTGAGGGGAAACATGGACGCATCAGCATCATCGCCGGTGCAGACCATGCCCACGATGGCGGTGCTCACCGTGGTAATGGATCGGGTGCCCTCGTTGACTTCAACAACGCGCACCCCGTGGTGGTAATCCTGAGCCATAAGGCAGTCTCTCCGGTTTACAGGGGGTATGCCTATGTTCTGGTTAATAAGCGCGCGCCGCACGTTCCGGGCTATGTGTGGGGAATGACACAATGGAAAGGACAGAAAAATCCCCGCAGGTGCGGGGACGGGATTAATCTTTGGGAGGTTCAGGCCAGTCAATATCTGGGGCTAACGCGGTATCCACGCGCGTCAGCAATACGCGGTATTTTCGCCAGGCATCATAGCGGCTCTTTTCTTCATCGGTTGCCATATCCATTTCTACTGCATCCTTTAATGGATCAATAATGGCAGTCGCTACTGACATACGGCTCTGCCGTTCTGATTCAGCCATCGCCACCAAGGACTCTTTGGTTGGGGATGGTATATCGGCCCACTCTGGTAAACCCCGATTGTTGGCGGTTCGGTACTTCCCCGCAGGGGGAAGCTCAATGAAGTACTCCTGAAATGCATTATCCGTGATCTCAATGAGATCGTCGGGTAATGTTCCCGCCTCTTTATACGATGCCATAAGCCCATCCGGGTATGCGATGTTTTCTGACGGTGAATAGAAATTTGTCATATTAATATCCTATAGCCAGCCAATGGACGGTCGGGGTATACCCCAAAATGCGGGAGGTAACAGAGACGCAGGCGTTTGTGCGTGAGCCTGCTTTCCCATCACTCCCTGCGCTCATATTTGAACGAACAAAAGTATTGTACTCGTTACTCTGACCTTCAAAGACAGATCCAGCCAGCCCCACATAATTCACCAGCGCCATGTTAGGAAAGGCGATGGTATAAAGGGGTTTGTTATAGTGGGTATACCATGTAATGCCACCTATAGTTTCGGCATTATAGTTACCGACGGCCGTTAGTTGCCAAATTCCCCACTGGATAATGATCCCCCCCGGTAAATACTGGATTCCATTAGAGCCTTTTGTTGATTGAAAAAACGACATGTCAGGGATTTGACCTGAACCACTCCCTACATTCCTTTTCCCTGCAGTACCAACTCCAGCATTCTGTAAAAAGATATCTTTATCAGGAATATCCTCACCATTAGCTGACTTATCCATTTTTCCGGCAAGCGCATTGGTCATGGTGGTGGCAAAATTCGGGTCGTTGCCTAACGCTTTAGCCAGTTCGTTCAGCGTATCCAACGCGCCAGGCGATGAGTCCACCAGTGCCGCAATCGCTACTTGCACAAAGGCCGTGGTTGCAAGCTGCGTGGAATTATTGCCTGCCGCCGCCGTCGGCGCTTTTGGCGTGCCGGTGAGTGTCGGACTGGCTTTCGGCGCATACTGCGTATGGGGATCGCTGGCGGCGGTATGCTTTGCCATCAGGTCATCCACATACACCTTTAGCTCCAGCACCTTGTCATCCACGTATTTGCGGGTTGCCAGCACCACTGCCGGGTCAATTTTCAGGGTGATATTATCGGTACTGCTGGTAATCAGCACCATGCGCACGGTCTGCGTGCGCCCGCTCCCCTCCGCCAGCTGCGGCTTGTAGCTCTCTGGGCAGTTGCCCACGGCAATCAGTGCGCCGGTATCATCGAACAGACCGACCTCACGGATCCACCAACCGCCCTCAGTTTCTGGGATCACCTGCTCAGCAATAATCTGACTGCTGTTCTGCGGATCGATGTACAGCATATTGAGGGAAGCGCGGCGTTTTTCAGCAACCAGCGCTGTCTGCTGCGCGCTTGGAGTCGGCAGCACTCCGCCACCGTCGCCCACCGCCATCTGGGTAATTTTCAGCGGGACACCGAGCGCGGCGGCGCTTGCCAGTTTCGCCGCGCCGATATCCGTCAGCAGGGTATAAAATTTTGCGCTCATGGATTCACTCTCATTGTGTCAATAACATGGACCGCCCCGCCCTCGTAAGCGGTGCCGCCGGAAATAATGGTTTCGTTGATATACGGGTAGATCGTGATTTCTTCGCCGGTGTAGGTAGCTACGCCCACAAAATAGGGGCCACTGGTCTGCAGGTTGATGGACATGCCGATCAGATGGCGGCTGCACGGCTTTGCGTCACCGATCAGGCGTTCCAGCTCCAGATAGGTTTCTTCCGTGATGCCCTGATCCTGCACACCAATGTCCAGGCGGAATGTCCCCGGCGTCTCGCCGGTCTGCCACCACTCAATGATGCGGATCAGAAAGCCAAATGGCTCCACCACTCGCCGCACGGCGCTGGTTGTTCCCTTATGCTGATGGATATAGAAAGCATCCTGCACCACCCGGCGCTTGACGCTCTCCGTCCAGCTTTCGTCCCAGCGGTCAACGGAAAAAGCCAACGCCAGATACGGCAGAAAGCTGACCGGACACGTTGCCGGGTTCCACAAATCGCGCAGCGGCACCTGCAGATCGGAAATACCGTTGCATGTCTGCGCCAGTCGGCGCTCAAGCGGCGATGAACCGGGCGGCAGCAGGCTATTCATCCGTGCCCCCGTTGGTTACGCTCCATTCCGTACAGGACGCCGCCTGCGTTTTATCCAGCACAACATCTGCAAGCGGGGAGGCCAGCTCCACACGCTGGACGCCCTCAACGTGCAGCGCTGCATAAATCGCGCTGCGACGGATATCACGGCCCAGCCGCGTCTGACTGGCGATGTACTTTTGCAGGCTGGCTTTTGCCGCCGCCATCACCGGCTCAGCTTCCGGCCCCGGATAAAGAAAAATCGTTGCATCCACGCTGTACGGGATTATTTCGGCGCTGCGCACCGTCAGTCGGTCTGCCACCGGACGCACGTTCTCGCTGTTAAGCGCCTGCTCCACCACTGACAGCAGATCAGCCTCTGCCGTACCGTCACCTTCACGGCTCAGTACGGTAAGCACCACCTCCGCCGGTGCCGGGCTGGTTGCGCTGGCATCTGCTACGCGCCCGTCCGCACTTTTGGCGTGAAACTCATAGGCCGCTGTCGGTCCTGCAACGGACAATCCTTCAAACGCAGCCGGAACACGCAGGCGCAGCGCCTCATCGCTTTCCATGACAGCAGCAACCGGCGGCACCGCGTCGTTGTCAGCAGGCGTTACCGTCAGGCGTTTCACGTTGTAGTTGGCTGCCAGCTGATCGAGATCGCCGCCGATGGCATATGCCACCATGACCGCCTGCGCGGCCTCGTTAATACGCTGGCGCAAAAGGATTTCGCGGTAGGTGCTTTCCTGCAGCAGCTTGGTGACGGGTTCAGATTCCAGCGCCAGCGTGCGCCGCACCGCGTCCTGCTCATCCGCCGGATAAAGGGCCACAAAAGCGGCCTTGCGCTCAGCAAGCAGCGTCTCAAAATCCGGCACGTCCACTATCTGCGGCGCGGGCAGCTGGGAAAGGTCAATCACTGCCATTGTCTGCTCCTGTAGATACCGAAAGGGAAACCGGCGCGCCGTTGTTGCGCTGCCCGGTAAGCTCAACCACCATGGAGCCGTCAAAATTGCTGCTGATGGTGATGGAATCCAGCGTAAGCCGTGGCTCCCAGCGACTCAGTGCCACATAGACCGCAGACATGACCTGCAGGCGTAGCGCCGGGTTCTGCGGCTGGTCAATCAGGGCTGAAAGCAGGGAGCCGTACTCCCGGCGGGCAATCCGGCTGCCCTGCGGCGTCAGCAGAATATCCCGCACTGACTGGCGCAGATGGTCCGTATCAGTAATGGCCTTACCGTTGCCCTGGCTCATGCCGATATACAGCGTCATACCGGGCCTCCTGACGTATCGCCGCCGGACTTCACGCCGGTGTGACCGTGTTTATCCACCACGATCCCGTTGGAACTCATCGCGCCGCCGCCCTGGGTGACGCCGCCATTGATCACCACCTCGCTGTTAATGCGCGTGGTATCAGCCTCCACCACAAACTCACCGGTTTTGAGGGTGATATTGTCCGCCGCCTCGATCACCATGGATTTGATACCCCGGACATGCCACCGCCCGGTGGCGGGTTCATACTCAAACCAGCCCCCGTCCGGGTACTCCGTCACGCAACCGTCCACGGAGTCCGACGGCGGTGCAAACTGATTGGAATAGATGGCAGGCAACGCAAAAGCGGTTTCCAGATTGCCGCCCATGCTCAGCACCACCACCTGCTCATCCGGCGACGGGCACCACCATGTACGGGCACCACCGGCACGCAGCGTCAGCCAGTTAATCCAGTTGGTTTCAAGCTCGCCCACTCTCACCCGGCACAGCCAGTTTTCCCGGTCCACTTCGGTCACAGTGCCGGTGCGGACCAGGTTGGTGATAAGGCGCATGATTTCGGTCAGTTGTGCATTCATAACGAAAGGTTGCCATCAGAGGGAAAAGGGAGGCAGCGCGGGCGCTTGTGCCAGCGGTGGCACAAAGATCACCCCGCCAGCCAGCGCAGCAGAGTGTCACGGGTGATGGTTTCCACCTCATCATTCACGCCCAGCAGGCGGCGCTCTGCGTAGCGGACCTCCGGGCCTTTTCGGCTGACGCGATCCCGCAGGCCGTAATGGTGAACACGGGCAATGCGCTGCACCTTGCCATCAAACTGCACGCTGGCGGAGTCCGCACTGGCGGCGGTTTTCAGGTATTTTGTGGTGCGAAGCTTTGCAAACATCTGGCGTTTGATGCGCCCCTTCTTGCTACGGGCTGTCACCCGGCGCGGCTCATAACCGCTGCCGTCAGGATTACGCTGCAGCCTGATGTTCTGCTGCTGCGTCCGGCGCAGCTGTTGCGCCAGTTGCCGCATCATACGGCTGCGTGCAGCAGGCTCCAGATTTGCCAGCAGCGCCGTCAGCCAGTCATCCACCCTCTGCAGCTCATCCACGTTTCACCGTCCACATTTCTTCGGGTTCGTCCGGCTCTGGCACCGCTTCAACGCTCGACACGCTGCCGTCAGTGCTGACCAGCACGCGCTCCGTCAGTTGCAGGTTCAGGCTGATATCGCACACATCGTTGCGCAGAATATCCACTTCAAAGGTGAACAGTTTTTCGCGCAGTTCCGGGTTATTGATGGCGTCCGGCTGGCTGGTACTGAGCCACAGCAGGACTGGAGCCATCAGCAGATTCTGGTCGCCGCTGAAATCCTCGATCACCACGTTCAGGGTGTAGCGGTATTCCCATGACATGGAGCTGGCTCCTGTTGCCACCAGTGAGCCGTTATCAACGAAAAGGTGCAGCTTGTCCGGGTTGTCCCGGACATAGGCAACCGCTTTATTCAGGGCGCTGCGTAAGGACTGCGGTTTGTTCACTGTCTCGCTCCTGACACGCAATAATCGTGTCCACTTTGTCAGCACAGACCGCCCAGGCGGCCTCGGTTTCATCCAGCACCGCATTCAGATCGCCGTTACTGCGCGGCGCTGACCTTTCCAGGCGGCACTGCGTCACTCTGGGACAGCCACTCACGGTAAGCTGCACCTCCGGCGAGGGCCGGACGCTCCCGCAGCCGGATAATGTCAGCAGGCAAAGGAGTGTCAGCCCAGCGGCGCAAATCCTCGTTTTCACGTTTCAGTTCCTCGATCCGGCGCTGGCGGCTTCGCAGCAATGCGGTGGTCTGCTCCGCTGTTGCATAAAGTCGCGTCTGCGCCCGGCTGTTGGTTTCGGTCAGAATGGACAGGCCAATCAGCTGGCTGTTTTTCTTCGTCAGCTCCTTCGTTTTGCTTTTCAGCGCCGCGCCCTGCGTCTCGATGGTGTGGCTGGCATTGTTTAGCCGCCACGACTGCCAGCCCAGCGCCGCAAGTGCCAGCGCCAGAACCACTGCCAGTAAACGATTCATTCCCGCAATGCCTTTAGCTCATCTTTAATTGCTAAACTCATGGCAACTGTAAAAACACAAACCATCCCCGTGAGCTTCCATCCGGCAAGCAACATGACAAAGGCAAGAACGAGGCGCTGATACCAAGCGAGAGGCACTTTTTCCATTAGCCCCAGCACCCTGCTCAGCAGCAGACGGACGCGTAGCCGGTCACTCCCCGTCAGCGTGCAGGAGTACAACCCAGCAAAACAGACCAGTGAAAATGCGGCATACTCAAACCACATAATCAGCGCCAGTGGAAAAAGCGCATGAGATGCGGGGAAATTCACATCAACCATCACAAGAAACGCCAGAACCGAAAGCGGCAGCCAGTAACTTTTTAACCATTTCATTTAGCTATACTCCTTTTAAGCACCAGGCCATTTCCCGCGCGCGGCGGTTGTCCAGCCCCTGATTAAAAACACCTTTGACATACACCCAGCGCGGCAGCTGATGGCAGGCATCTGCCCAGCGCCGCTGGTTCAGCAACTTAACCAGCGTGGAGCTGCAGGCGTTGCCGGTGCCCACGTTGAAAGCAAACGACACCACCGCGTCATAGACCTTTTGCGGCATCGGCTGCACCACACATTTTTCCAGCGCCCGCTCCACGCGCAGTACATTGGTGATAAGTCCCTGCGCCGCCTGCCGTTCCGTGATAGTTTTGCCCGGCACCACGCCGGACGTATTGCCGATCCCGTCAGTCCACACGCCCGCACTGCACTGATAAGGCTGCAGGCGGCATCCCTCGTAATCGGCAATCAGTTTCAGCCCCTCGACTGAGGTATGTAGCGACTGGAAACCGGGCAGCGTGGCAGCGATAGCCAGCACCGCCCCGACAAGGCAGCGCTTAACGATTGAAGGATTCATATTCCCTCCGCGAAATTTTGCCGCCACGTAACAATTTGAAAGACTGGTGTTTGTAGTACCAGTTGATAGCCAGCATCAGCACACCAATCAGTACGCCGCCAACCGTTGACGCATCCTTGAGCGACAGATCGCCCAGCCATGCCAGCAGCACGGCGATGCAGTAAGTGATAAAGGCGCTGATTCGTTCAAGCGTCATAATTCAGTCCCATAGCTGGACGGTCTGCGCCGTGGTTGACGCCGTAATGTCCGGCAGCTCCACCTGCAGCCCGTGCGGTAAAAATGGGCCGTACTCAGCCAGCCCCGGATTTGCCTGCAGAACCTGCTCAGTGACACCCTGCGTGCGCCCGTAATGACGCCAGCAAAGCGCGTCCACCGTGTCATACTGATGCGCACGCACTTTCATCAGATAAGCTCCACCATACAGTGCGGTGCATCCTGCACCCGGCTGATAGCCCAGCGGGCATCACGCCACAGATCGCCGCTGGCCTCCGCCAGTTCCTCCCCTCGCTTCACACCTGACGCCGTGGCGTCATAGTCCTGATAACGCTCATTGAGCACAGCGCGCGCCCAGCAAAAAACAGCGTTGTGGTAGTGCCGGATACGCTCGCTTTTGCCGTCCAGCATTTCTGCAGGAACGTCTGCAAGTGTCTGCCAGCCCAGCATCTGCTGACGGTTGCGGAAGTCGTACAGCTCAGCGTTAACCTCAGAGATCGCCGTCAACACGACCTGCTTTAAACGCGGCTGCGTCACCGTGCCATCAGTGCGCATCACACTGCGAAATTCCGACAGGTCCACATCAGGCCAGAACGGCGTATTTTTTATGACCTCCGCCTGTTCCGGTGCCTGTTCGGGCGCAACAAACTTCATGCGGCTTTCTCCTGAATAAGTGGGCGGTGGACGGGGTTTTGATGTGGCAGTGCCTTTCGCCACCCCGTGCCGCCCGTGCGCGGGGCACGTTCTTTAGCGGCTGTCATTGCGCAGTCTGCGCTCCAGCTGCTGCTTTTCTTTTTTCACGCCACAGCGGGGATCGAGCTGCAGCGCATGGGTAAGGTGATTCAGGGCAGATGCCGGGTTGCTTTCGCTCAGTACTGCGCCAATGGCTTTATGCAGGCGCGCCCGCGACTGGTCCGGCATATCCAGATCGGTTGTCAGGTCCAGCGTCTGCAAGAGCAGATCGGCATCAAAACCGGCAGCGGCTAGCAGAGCGCTTTGCGCCGCGTCTGCCATTTCTTCTGCCAGCACGGTTTGCACGTTACGGTTGCCCAGCGGCATCACCCAGCCATGGCGCAGTGCATGACGCCCGATTTCCAGCGCACCGGCATAATCACCGGCGTCGATACGCCACAGCATCACGTACATCAGCACGTCATCCTGCTGCGCACCTCCGGCAGCCAGCACGCCCTCCGCCCATGCGGAATATTTCGGCAGCAGCTCCACCTTGATTTCCGCCTTTTTCACCGTGGACTGGACGCCCTTGAGGCGGCGACGGTCTTCTGCCAGCTGCAGCAGCATCAGGTCATAGCCCGACGCATGGCGAACACTGCCGCCCTCACGGGCGGCCTGTTCGGCCTGAATGCGCAGGCGGTGCTGCCGTGCGGGACTCAGGCTCATGCGTTATTCCCCACCTTCCGGTGCCGCAGGCGCGCTGAAATCACCGATTTCGATGTTTTCAACCAGCGCCGCGCAGCGGTAGTCCTCGACCACATACGCCTCGTTGACGGACTCAAAGTTTTCAATCCGGTCACGTTTCGGGTTGTCGATAACAGAACGGCGGCGGGTATCTTCCTGCCAGTAGATGGACAGGTTATCCAGACGGGTGATCAGCAGGGCATTTGCCGGGAAGTAAGGCGCACGCACGGCCTGCAGGCCGCCCATACGTTTCTGGCTGATGATCAGATCGGCGGCAATTTTCTCGCTGTTGTCCTGCTCTTTGTTGACCAGCGGGAAATACTTGTCAGACAGCAGTTCACGTCCGCAGACGACAACCAGATCGTCATCATCCTGATAAACCGCGTCGATCAGCTCGTTGACGGCATCCATCACCACAGCGTCCAGGTTGGCATAGTCGCCGCCCTTGCCCACTTTGACCGCGCCTGCAGTCGTTGCACCGTCTTTTGTGGTGCTTCCCATGACGTGATCCGGCGCGTCTTCGCGGATTTTCTGCAGCCAGCCTTTCTTGACGTCCTGCAGCAGCGGGTTTTCAGCACGGTTGGACGTCTTGGCGCGCTTCACGCCGTTAAAGCCGATCATGATGCGGTCCAGCGCCTGACGCTTGACGATGGCGTTGCGGATACGCACCTGGAAGTCCTGGAACTTCGCCCACAGGTCCAGTTTTGCGTAGGTCAGCACCGTGTCAAAGTTGGTCTGTTCGCATTTGTATTCCACGTCTTCCATCAGCGTCGGATCGGTAGGCTCGCGCTCTTTGGTGGTGGTATCGGTGGTTCCGGCAATGGTGCTGCCAACGCCCAGCCCCAGCAACTGCCCGGACTGCTCAGTGACCGGCGTGATGTTAATCAGCGTCAGGAAAGCGGCAGACTGCTGGATCTGGTCTTCCAGCGTCTGCTGCACGGACGGCTCCACGGTGAACTTGCTGGAGAGTTCTTCAATCTCCACACCGTTCAGGCGCGCCAGCTGCTGCAGGTAAGCGTTAAAGGCAAAGCGGGTTTTCTTTTTCATCGGGTTTTATGCTCCATCAGCAATTGGTCAGGGTGCCTGCCGGTGCGTCACCGCCCGGCGCGCGCTGGCGGTAGTCTTTACGGCTGTCTTCGCTGCTCAGCTTTTGCTCAAGCTCGGCAAAGGCGGCCTGCTGCTCCTGCAGGGAGGACTCCAGCTCAGAAAGGCGCTTGTCCTGTTCGGACAGGGATTTATCCGTGCGCTCGCTCAGGTTCTGCTGCTCGGTGGCGACCAGTTCCACGGCTTTATGCACGTCGGAGAAACGCGCCTCATCGGTCTGCTCTTTTTTGGTGAACAGCGCGGTGACGCGGGCAAAGAGGGACGGCTTTTCGTCCTGGGCTTCTTCCAGTTCGATCAGCGTTTCAACCGCTTCCGAAAACAGGTTTTCAGGGTTCTGCTTACGGTTCGCCAGCGGGTTATGCGCGGCGCTGGCGCTGAATGCCAGCATTTCGGTGCCAAGGCTCGCCGGATCGTCCGTCGCACCCAGCCCCACAAGGTAGGCTTTGCCGGTGTCGGCAAACTTTGTGCTGACCTCCATGGAGGTGAAAATCTTCTGGCCTTTCTTCACCAGTTCCACCAGGGCGTCCGTGGGTTCGATATCGGCATAAAGCGCCATCTTGCCCGCCAGCGGCCCGTCCTTGATTTCTTCTGCAACCAGCCCCGTCACCCTGCCGTAGCGGTTAAATGTGCTGTCCGGCAGATAAGACTTGATGTGCTCAAGGTTAATCAGCGCGGTATAGACCGTCGGGTTGTAGCTGGCAGCCATCTGTACCAGCCATTCACGCTGGATTTCGCGCCCGTCAGTGGTGGCACCTTCCACCCCGATACGGAAACGCTTTGCTTTCACTGTCATGAGCCGTGCTCCGTTAGAAAAAACTTACTGGAGCCTTATGTTTGCGGTGATGGGGGGAGTGAAACAACGCGCGGCACTTGTACGGTAAACCACACAAACCGCAGCCGGGGAAAGCCGCCTGTCAAGGCCGTATGTTTGTGCCATGAACACCACACTGACCCCCGCAGACCTCGATCCCCGTCGGCAGGCCATGCTGCTGTACTTTCAGGGATACCGCGTAGCCCGCATTGCTGAAATGCTGGGCGAGAAAGTTGCAACCGTTCACAGCTGGAAGAAGCGCGACAAATGGGGCGACTATGGGCCGCTGGATCAGATGCAGCTCACCACCGCCGCACGTTACTGCCAGCTCATCATGAAGGAGCAGAAAGAAGGGAAAGACTTCAAGGAAATTGACCTGCTGGCGCGCCAGTCAGAGCGCCACGCCCGGATCGGTAAATTTAACGATGGCGGCAACGAAGCAGACTTAAACCCGAAAGTTGCCAACCGTAACAAAGGGCCACGCCGCCAGCCCGAAAAGAATGTTTTCACTGATGAACAGACTGAAAAACTGGAAGAAATTTTCCGCAACGGCATGTTTGAATATCAGCGCCACTGGTGGCAGGCGGGCGTAAAACACCGCATTCGCAACCTGCTTAAATCACGCCAGATCGGGGCAACATACTTTTTTGCCCGTGAGGCGCTGATTGACGCCATCACCACCGGGCGTAACCAGATTTTCCTCTCAGCCAGTAAGGCGCAGGCGCACGTCTTTAAGCAGTACATCATCGACTTTGCAAAAGAGGTGGATGTTGAGCTGAAAGGCGACCCTATGACGCTCAGCAACGGCGCGTGCCTGTACTTCCTCGGCACCAACGCCCGCACTGCGCAGAGCTACCACGGCAACCTGTACCTTGATGAATATTTCTGGATACCGAAATTCCAGGAGCTGCGCAAGGTTGCCTCCGGCATGGCCATTCACAAGAAATGGCGACAAACCTACTTCTCCACGCCGTCCAGCCTGACCCACAGCGCCTATCCGTTCTGGTCCGGCGCGCTGTTTAACCGGGGCCGTGCCAAAGCGGACAAGGTGGATATTGACCTGACCCACAACAACCTTGCGCGCGGCCTGCTCTGCCCTGACGGGCAGTACCGCCAGATCGTCACCGTGGAGGATGCGGTGCGCGGCGGCTGTAACCTGTTCGACCTGGACCAGCTGCGCATGGAGTACAGCCCGGACGAATACCAGAACCTGCTGATGTGCGAATTTATTGACGATCTGGCGTCAGTATTCCCGCTCAGCGAGCTGCAGGCGTGCATGGTGGACAGCTGGGAAGTGTGGGCAGATTTTCAGGCGCTGGCGCTGCGCCCGTTTGGCTGGCGCGAAGTCTGGATCGGATACGACCCGGCGAAAGGCACGCAGAACGGTGACAGCGCCGGGTGCGTGGTGATGGCACCGCCAACCGTGCCGGGAGGCAAGTTCCGCATTCTTGAGCGGCACCAGTGGCGCGGGATGGATTTCCGCGCCCAGGCTGACGCTATCAAAAAGCTGACGCAGCAGTACAACGTGACCTATATCGGTATCGACTCGACCGGCGTCGGTCACGGTGTCTACGAGAACGTGAAAGCGTTCTTTCCTGCCGTGCGGGAGTTTGTCTACAACCCCAACGTCAAAAACGCCCTGGTGCTCAAGGCCTACGACATCATCAGCCACCGCCGTCTGGAGTTTGACGCCGGACACACTGACATTGCGCAGTCATTCATGGCAATCCGTCGCGCAACCACCGCCAGCGGCAACCGCCCGACCTATGAAGCCAGCCGCAGCGAAGAAGCCAGCCACGCCGATCTGGCCTGGGCAACAATGCACGCACTGTTTAACGAACCGCTGCAGGGCGAATCCGCCAATACCAGCAATATTGTGGAGATTTTTTGATGAGTGAACCCGAAGCCTTAACCAGCACAACGCCAACAGAAGCTACGGCACCGAAAAACACAGGCGTAAGTGCCGAGGCTTTCAGCTTTGGCGATCCGATCCCGGTACTGGACCGCCGCGAGCTGCTGGACTATGTGGAATGCGTACAGATGGACAGATGGTATGAACCGCCGGTCAGTTTTGATGGGCTGGCTCGCACCTATCGCGCCGCCGTACATCACAGCTCACCGATTGCCGTCAAACGCAACATTCTGACCAGTACATTTATCCCACATCCATTACTGAGCCAGCAGGCATTCAGCCGCTTTGTGCAGGACTATTTGGTGTTTGGTAACGCTTATCTGGAGAAACGAACGAACCGGCTCGGCGGCATTCTGTCGCTGGAGCCATCGCTGGCGAAATACACCCGCCGCGGGATCGACTTAGACACCTACTGGTTTGTGCAATACGGTCTAACCACGCAGCCCTACGAGTTCACTAAAGGCAGTATCTTTCACCTGATGGAGCCGGACCTGAACCAGGAAATTTACGGCCTGCCGGAATATCTGTCCGCCATTCCGTCCGCCTTGCTGAACGAGTCCGCTACGCTGTTCCGGCGTAAATACTACATCAATGGCAGTCATGCAGGGTTCATCATGTATATGACCGACGCCGCGCAGAACCAGGAGGACGTGAACAACATCCGCCAGGCCATGAAAAGCGCCAAAGGGCCAGGGAACTTCCGCAACCTGTTTATGTACTCGCCGAACGGTAAAAAGGACGGCATCCAGATCATCCCGTTATCGGAGGTTGCGGCGAAAGACGAGTTTCTGAACATCAAGAACGTCAGCCGCGATGACATGATGGCAGCGCACCGCGTACCGCCGCAGATGATGGGTATTATTCCCAACAATACCGGCGGCTTTGGTGATGTGGAAAAGGCCAGCCGTGTCTTTGTTCGCAACGAGCTGATGCCGCTGCAGAAGCGACTGCAGGAGCTTAACGACTGGCTTGGCGAAGAAGTGATCCGCTTCGAAGCCTACACATTAGATGTTCAGGAGTAACAAAAGAAAAAGGCGCTCATATTGAGCGCCTCTGCATTTCAGACAAAGTATCAGCAGACGGCATATACACCATCAAATCCAACAGAAGGCACCTTCTTTGATGCTACTTCATTGCTACGACGTTGGATCACCTTTGCAATACTTTTTAAAATTGAAGGGGATGCATTGCGAACCTTTACCTGGCTCAAAACTTTGGTTACGCCGAATTTCACAACCAAAACACCAAAGATTTCATCAGAGTATGATTCTGAAATTGAATAAACGCCGCTCAAATCCAAATCAACAAAGTTCCCCTCATTGATGAGAACTTCAATCTTGTGCCGTTGGGGGATAGCCTGATTGCGCGAAGCAAGGTCACCCTCGGGCAACTTGTATGCAATTTTATTCATTACTCTCCTCCTAACGCCCGCATGATTTCCATAAGTTGAGGGTCATTTTCTTCGTTATCGTAATCTTTATCGATCGCCAGTTCATGAATCTTAAAACGGCATGAAATCGCCACACCTGACCACTCTTTATGCAATTCAGTGTAGCTCAATTGATCACCAACTGCCTCTAAGCATACATTTCCTGTAGCCAGTTGCAATTCCCCGTTGTAAGTTTTTACCAATTTCATCAAGTGATATAGACCAAGCCCTTGATGATTATTCTCTTTTTCTTTAACTGCTACCGGAACACTTGCACCAAAGACGCTTCCACCCATATTGTCATACGGCAATTGCTGTGCCCAATCATCTATCAGATCAGCATGTTTAGATGAGTTACCTTCTTGTATACACCATGCTATGGCATCACGATGATTGTCAATTCCTTTGATGCCTGCGCGCCTTAACTCTCTAAAAAACCCCATGCCACAGTCTGCAAGAGCAAACTCAAGATAATGCTCTTTTCCACCGGTTCTTGGTACTGCCCATTTTTGCGCAAAAGAAAAACCGGTATCCCTACCATGCGACCAGACGTTGTCGTGTAACTCACCAACCACACGTGTGAGATCGTTTATCCCTTGAGGATAAACCTTCCTCTCAGGGAATGTTAATTGCCTAATACAGCTATTTATACTTGAAGTAGCTGAATCGACTGCTTCAACATTCTTCAGAGCTGTCACAAGGCTGTAGTTGGTTCCGACATTAACTCTTTTTTGATCATAACGGTCCTCCCCCCAAACAGCTTTGTGCAGACCAATGGCATTCATGTAACCTGCGCCAGGTAAGTTGCAAGCATCTTCTGACAGCTTATTGTGATTTATATAAGCAGCCAAGACAGCAATATAGCCAGGGTGACAATGGTCATTCGGTAAAAGCAATTTCCCCTCACCACGATCATGAAATATAGCAATGCGGTGAATACCATCTTTTAGACCAAATCCCATTGACCAATCTCCACGAAAAATTTCCCCTATAATATCGCCTGGGAAAACTGAGCGCAAAGTAAAGCACTTAACCAAGCTTGCGCGCGCTCGTATCCCCGCCACGCCTGCCCGCTTTATGTAGTGGTTTTCATGCACCTGCATGATCTACGCAAAAGCCCACCAGTTCTGGCGGGCCTTAGCAAAAACGATCCTCAAACGATCATGCGATCTCATGCGGCATAGACATGCACTACAGAGCTAACGCCTCGCAAGGGCTCGTTGTTCAACCTTGCTGACGCCAGAAACAAGTTCAGACGCCAGCAACGTTTCTTAATGCAGCCAGCTGTCGTCTTCCCACACCTTCTGCATAATTTCCATTACCCGCTGCTTATCCTCATCAAGTTTTAAGCCGGTCAACTCGATACCGTTGGCACTGCCTTTGCGAATGCGGATCGCCGTCTTGGGATACAGGGGGCGCAGATTGCGGTAAAGCTCGGATTCAAGGGCGTCCAGTGTAGACTGGCTAATCTTCTGCTCTTTATCGATCATTATTTCAATGCGCATAAAAGTCACCTCAGCTGATGACATCCATTGAGCGGTTGTATTCGTGGGTTCTGATTTTTGCCATGAGTTCATCTGTCAGTTCAGAAACCCACTGCAAAGCCAGCCCCTTCTCTTCATCACTACACTCACTAGCCGCTACAAGCTTAAGAAAAAAATCAATGCGCTGGAGCTTCAAAGACTCCAAAAAATAGTCCTGCATCTTTCCTCCTATGACACCACAAGCAATACTGTATGTATAACCACTGTTTATATTTACAGTATATAATAATCTTACTGATGTAAAACGTTTTTTTACGTTCATAAGCCTGATATGCCTGGTATTATTAAGAGCACGAATTGTTAACCCGCGTAATTAATACAGGTTTCGCCACTTATCATCTTCCTGCAAACGCTGGTTCCGATAGAAGATGCGCAGGCCTGCTCCTGACGGAATACTGCCACCGCGAAGGAGCAGATCGACCTCTTTCTCGCTGCCATCAAATCCTCTTGACTTCAGTTCATAGACGAGCTGCTGACGCTGATGCTCTGTAATTCGCTGTTTGTAGTCTTTACGCCGTTTCGGTTTCACCAGGCGTAACCTTGCTGCCAGTTCCCAGCGCTCTTTTTTGCTCATACTGTGCAGGTAATCGTGCAACTCCTTGTCATCCATGCGGGTGATCTCCGTTCTGGTATCCCCATCAGCTGATTTGTCTTTCCCTTGTTGGTTCAAATTTTCAGCAAGGGGACAGTTATTGCCACGAGTCCAAGGGGCGCAAGCGCCCTGGTCGGCTGCCGCCTCCTGAACGTCAACGGCCTTACGAACCATTTTCCACTTCACGGCATGAGTGCAGATCTTGCCCTCTGCAATGGGTGACCAGATGCCATAAATACGAATGCCGTGATCGCCATAGGCGGTCGGCTCTTCGTTGATTTCATAAGCGGTTCTGATCAGGTGATATTTGCGGGGAACCAGTACGCCGCCCTGCTTCATGATGTAGGTGGCAAAACAACCAGCATCAGCAGCAGCCAGAATGGCATCAAGACGCGGGTTATCCAGTACCGGCGCACCTGCTTTTTTGTCACCCTGTTGCCTTGCCGCCTGACCAGCCAGCAAGCGAAGTTCACGGTAAGCCTGGCGCCCCGGAATACCAAAGAAGCGGAACTGCTGAACACGATGCAGAGACGCCCAGGCATTAACGTATTCGGCGTTATCACGCAGGGATTTACCCGTTTCCTTGCTGATCTCGCCAGCCAGACCACGCCCGTCAATGTTCTTACTGATGTATTTTGCGATGTAGCTTGTCGGCGTTCCTTTGCGTGGGTTTATCAGCTCAGACTTAAAGCGTGGCCCCGTGTTATTACCCAGCTCCTCGCGGTCTTCACGGATAGCAAACTTACGCAACAATGCAGTAATGGCGCGGCGGTCTTTTTTGCGCATGAAACACAACAGGTGCCAGTGAACTGTGCCGTCATGATGCGGCTCAGCCACCCGCACGCCATACCAGCGCAACCCGGCTTTGTGCATCGCCTTACGAAATGCAGCAAACATGCCGACCAGATAATTACTGCTTTGTCTTACCGTCGCATTTGTCCAGGTCGGGTTGGGTCTGCCGTTATTGAGCGTGGAATGGAAACGTGACGGACAGGTGATGGTGTAGAAAACGGCGCAGTCACCGCGCATTTCCGCGATAAGCTCCAGACCTTTAACACAGGCCATCATCTCATTGCGGCGATGCGCAGGGTTGCTGCTGCTGGCGTTTACCACATCCTCCATGTCCAGCGTGTCGCCGTCTTCGTTCACCAGTTCATGAGAACGGAAAAACTCCAGCGACTTACGGCGCTGCTCACGTTTATGCATCACGGCTTCATAGCTGACATAGGGAGATGCTTTTTTGCTGACCAGGCAAACAGCACGCAACTGCTCTTCCCGCCATTCGCAACGCATCTTCCATAATTTACGGTACCACCAATCGGCGCACAACATACGCGCCAGCGAACCCGGAATGAGTTCATAGGGCACGGGTTTACGGCGGTTTCTTTTCCGGCGGAGTTGCTCAAACGCAGGCGGTATGACATCCAGTCGCAGGGTTTCTGCTGCCACCTTTTCCCATGTCTTGCGGATTTCTTCTGGCTTAACATCATCGGTGGCGTACAAATCACCACAAGCGGCATCAAGACACATACTCATATGCGCAGCGACAAGAGTAGACAGGCGTTTCACCTGATCCTGACTCATTTCAGGCAAGATCAGCAGGCCGTCCAGCCCTTCATGGCTTGCCATAAAGCGAAAAGAAGTGGATAGCTGACTGTCGCGTACATGCTCCAGTCGTTCCAGACATGGCTTAATCGTCTCACGCAAATAGCGGGAATAAGCCTTTGGCCTGCCCAGGCTGCTGAAGTATTCAATACGTTGCATCAGCGGCTTGCTGATATGGGAAGGCTGGGCGTTAACGTCCGCCAGTATGACCATGTCCGGATTAAAACGCTGCTGCTCATGCGCCAGCTTTGCCCGGCTAATGAGCTTATCCTGCTCCATTTCGCGTTGGACAGGATCACGGGATGCATTAAAGAAATAACGCTCCCAGACCTGATCACTCAGTGCCTCGCGGCGCAGTTGTTCCTGCTCGTTATCGGCAGCGTACAGAGTGATCAGGTTTGAAAGCGCAGAAACCGGCGCAACTTTCGCCGGGTCCAGATAAGGGTTAATAGCCTTTTTCGGGCTGTTCCATGAGAATGCTGCGGCGGCCTCGTTAAAGCCGCTGCAGTTGTTCATATCAGCATGGCTCATGCACGCACTCCGTACACGGCAGAACTATCCACGCCACGCGAAGGATCAAATCCCACCCAGCAGCGCGGCCCGGAAACAGCGATGATTTCTGTTGCAGATTTACTCTCACCAGCTGCTACGCCGATGCTGCGTTTTGCCTTGATGTAGTGGTGAGTAAAATTGCGATACAGCGAACGGATCAGGGATGTGTCACTGTTAGAAACAATGACCGGATGTCCTTCTGATGACCGATGTTCAAGAACGGATGCCAGGTGATACTGGTCATCTTCAGTGAAACCATCAGTGTGATAGCCGGAAAACGTACCGTCATACGGCGGATCGCAATACACCACATCCCCCGCCTTCAACATCGCCAGCGTTTCATCAAAGCTGGCGCAGACAAACGTTGCTCGCTGGGCTTTTTCTGCAAATGTGCGAAGTTCTTTTTCAGGAAAATACGGATTTTTATAATTACCGTAGGGAATGTTGAAATGCCCGCTCTTGTTATAGCGACATAAACCACGGTAACCGTGACGATTGAGATACAGGAAATATATCGCTTTCATGAAATCAGTAATTTCAGTTGAGTAATTAAACTCCTGCCTTATGTTGTAATAATCCATCTCCCTGTTTGCGTTCTCAAATAAAACTCTGGCGCGAGATATAAACGATTCACAATCAGCGGCAACCTTTTTATAGAGGTTGATTAAATCAGGATTAATATCCGCAACCAGATAGCTGGGATAATCCGTCTCCATCATCACAGCACAGGAACCCGCGAAAGGTTCAACCAGTCGCGGGCCAGCAGGAAGATGTTTTTTCAGTTCGGACATTATGGCAGTTTTATTTCCCGCCCATTTCAGGATGGTGCTCATACAGCACCTCCGTTGTAATGTTTGCCTTTCAGCTCTGCGATTTCCTGACAGGTAATGCAAAGCTGCACACCCGGAATGGCACGGCGGCGTGCTGGCGGAATTGGCGCTTCACACTCAATGCAAAGCACGCGGGACACGCCCGGCGTTTTGGCACGGGCAGCACGGATATGGCGTTGGCGTTCTTCTTCAACCCGCTGCTGTACGAGATCCATTGCATCAGCCATTAGTGGATCTCCTGCGCTTCGTTCTGGATTGCTTCAGCAGTCACACGAAGCAGTTCTGACGCTTCGACGTGGGTTAGCTGGCGGGATGTGATATGACACGCCAGGCTATCAAGGCGAGCTGCCATTGCTTCAGCCCTTGCCCGACGTTCTTCCAGACGAGCCTCTGTCAGTAAAATATTAAGCCCTGCGTCATCCGGTCCGGTTTTGGTCGAGAGGGTTTCAATATTACGCATAATCAATTCTCCTGAATTTAGATAAAGGGATGCCCGGCGGGTTTACGCCATTAATTTCATTAGTTGGTTAATTCGGCATGGTTAGCCGTCTGGGAAATAAGCTCACCACTGCACGAAAATGATTCATTGCTTTAATCAACTCCCGCTTTTCGTCAGTGGTCAGCTCATTAATGCTGATGCTATGACGTTCAGCTGGAATTTTTGCCATAAAGAATATGGCAGCCAGTGCCCGTTTATTTTGTTCATTATTGATATCCCGTGAATCACGCATATCTTTAATAAACCGCTCAAGCTCTGACTCAATATTCAGGCCAAAAACTTTCGCCCTTAATTCCGCTATGTGATTAAGTCCATTCAGGCGTTCACCGGGGCTTAATGGAACAGTCGCCGCAGCGCCTTCAATAGCCATTTGTTCCCCCGTTTTTTCGTAGATAGTTCTGCCAGCAATTCATCTTGTGAACGGCACGGATGCCAGCGTTTACCATCCTCACCCATGATCCAGCCGTGACCGTAGTGCATTGCCGGGCTTTGTTTTACCAGCAGCGATGCAAATGATGGTTCTTTCGTCAGCATAAGCACCTCACAGCAAACCGAATGAAGCACCGAGGCCAGTCACTGTATCAACTGCACTCGCCATCGCAGGATTAGCCTGTAAACGGGCCTGCAATGAAACAGCGGCCAGCGCCATCAGTCGTGTAACAGAGTTAATGCTGCTGATCGCATCACGACGGCCTGCACTGGTTTTTACATCGCCAGATACCGCACCTGCAGCAACACGCCCGATCTCTGCGGTTGCACTCATGACGTAATGCGGCAGTTTCTCTTTTGCCACCTCATTAATCGGTACACATGGCAGGCAGTGAATCTGTGCCAGAAAGCCATCTACCAGCGTTGAATCTTCAGTCAGATCGGTAAGCAACCAGATTTCTGGTGCGGTTAATAAATGAGGTTGAGCTGGGTTCAGCTTGTTCCGCAGAATCTGTACATTCATGCCTGCACGTTCTGCCAGTTGTACCAGGTTGTGGCGCAGTGCGAATGCACGACAGGCTTCGTCAAAATGTGGATGTTTGGAAACTTGGTAATCAAACATAGTCGACCCCCCTGATGTATCCCAAAATGGAACTAGTTAATACTCAAATTGCATTCAGAGAGCGCATCAACGGTCATTGCTGCGATATTGATCATTACCTTTTCTCGCTTTTTATCTTTACGGAGACGATGGCGAATAAGGCGTCCATCAGCCAGCATGTCATTGATAGTATCGATAGATAACCCAGTCAGTTCACTGTATTTCTCAATAGAAACAGATGGGACAGCTAAGGTGATTGAAATATGTGGAGCCATGATGCAAGATTCCTCGTTTAACAAGATGTGTGGTAACTGGTGATTAATCCTGTTCAGTTCACTTTCGTACACACTAATTCTTCATTTGAGAAGTGTCAACCAAAAATTACTCAAAGGCGTAATAAATGAATTTCAAAAACGGAGGACAAGCAGTCATAACGCGCATGCTTGAAGCGTATGGATTCAAGACAAGGCAAGCTCTGTGCGAACAGTTCAACGTATCTGCAAGCACTATGGGCACGCGCTGGATGCGTGACGTATTTCCTGCTGACTGGGTAATTCAGTGTGCAATTGAAACGGGTGCATCTATCGAGTGGCTCTCATTCGGAAAAGGCGTACCATTCCCTCAGAGTACTGAGGCTCCGGTCATGTCAAAGGCAACTGCATCAAAGGTTCAGCACGTTTCCCAAGCCACCACACTGAAGTCCCCAATTGGGAACGATCTGAATTTGGACTCAGGCGGACGTGATGCAATAGACAGGCTAATGAAAGCGTATGGCTTTAAAACAAGACAAGAACTTGCCGACCATCTGAATGTATCTAAAAGCACTATGGCAAATAGATATTTGCGAGACACATTCCCGGCTGATTGGATCATAAAATGTTCGTTGGAAACAGGAAATTCTCTTTTATGGCTAGCCACTGGACAAGGCAGCGAGCACAATGCTCTCACAACATCGGTAAAAGAACTGCCTAAATTTCATCTCAATGCAGGCAAAATGGTTGAGAGTGGCTCATATATTTTCGATTCGTCATTTTTACCCGCTAATCTTTCAGCACCAATTGTCGTTCAGGATGGTTTAGTGACATACATCTGTGATCAGAAATTTTCTGATGTATTAGATGGATACTGGTTAATTAATATTGATGGAACCTATTCCGTCAGACAAATTACTAGGCTACCTAAAGGTATGATAAATATCAGAAGTAAAGAAACTTACTTTGAATGTGCATTTTCTGATATCGAGGTAGTTGCATGCATAAGAAGCACAATCATTTCGAATTAAAGTGACATTCAACAAATGTCATTCTAATAGAAGTGATTATATTAAGCGAAAGATTTAAAAGGTGAAGAGAAGCAATAACAATGAGTAAAACCAACTTTAAAACTGAACGCGGCATTATAACATTTTTTGATTTAGAAATGTTTGGCCTTTATAAAATACGACAAGGTAAATCGCCGGAATTAGTCGAAAAGAACTTATCCCATGTTCTGTGTAACTTACATAGCTGGATCTGTTCAAGAACAGTTGAACAATCTGTTCCATGGGGAAAGGATAATAATAGAAGAACAAAAGCATACTGTAAAAATATTTCATATGACAGTACGACAGGAGATTATCTATTTGTTATCTGGAAAACGCTGGGTGATAACTCTGGAAATATTCAAGGTATAGATGCTGAAAGTAAGATTGACGGCACTTCAGATAATGTTGTATCCGCCTCTGATACTCAAGGTGGCGGTAAATATATCTGGGGCGTACCTTGCTACTATTGGGTAATTCCAGAATATAACAAAATTGCATCCATACGATTCCCAAGTTCTAATACGGATACAGATCTTTTCTGTCATTATATTAAAGCATACGTTGACTTTAGGATGGAGCATCCTAATAAAAAAGTCATAGATATGACTCGTCCTCGTAATGACTCACCTGAAGACGTTCATTACAAACGTGTTCTTTTTTCTCAAGGTGATGATGAAAGTTTAGTTTTTAAAGTACAGACTAAACAAACAAGGATGATCACGAGTGGAGCAAACATAGAAGAACTGTGTAAAAAAATCACTCACATTGTTTACCATGACGTAATAGAAACAAACATACCTGATACACGGGAAAAATGGCAGAAGTTATTTGATGCAGTTGGAGATGTTTTCTCAAGAAGCTCTCCTATTTTATCAAAAAAACATCGTGTTGAATTATTAGTCGAAGGAACGCCTACGCCTGAAGAGTTCACTAAACTCATCGATGAATATATAGAAAACCACAATCCTATTTCAGAAGATACAGAAAACAACAATGAGAATGTAGGGAATGATCACGCACGCATCGGATTCAAAATAAATGGGAAAAATGGTTCAACTACTTGGTTAGATGAATATGTATATCGCCATGAAATTCACGTTGACCTTTCTAACAGAAACAAACATTACTCTTCTTCATATTTAATGAGTGTAGTAAAAGCTCATAGAAATGATTTGGTGAATTGTTTTAAAAATGAAGATATAATAGAACAACCAGAAGCTGATAATGATACAGCAGTGCAGATTCATAAAATAGGTGCATAGTATGATTATAAAACCTAAAATTTTGCACATATGTTTTCTCCTAACAATTATAGCTATTGCTTATTTGTTCGGAGACAAATATACGTATGCAGATATAAAAGATATTTTATCTACCTTGCAAAACATTTCTGCAATGATCTTCACTATTGCAGGTATTTGGCTTGCATATATTTACCCTGCAGCTGTAAGTTCAATTGTAAAGCCATCAACAATAACTAGTATAAACTATCATAAGGAAACAGAAAAAGATATTGAGCGAATTACGCTGATAGTGAAAACCATTATAATTTCAGCTATTGTAATATTTTCTATTGTTATAATAAATTTAACGAAACCTATATTTTCAAATCTGGATTTCATTTCCTTGCATAAGCACGTGTTCTGCAAGTTTGGATTTTTTATCACAGCGTTATTAGTATATCTACAAATAATAGCGTTATTTAGTATCATTGCTAGTAATATATTATTTCTTAATGATATACATGATAAAAGAAATAAACGAGAGCTTGATAAATTAAGGTAATGTATGGATTTCACAAACCATACATTGACCACTGGTCAAACATACAGTTAAATTTAGCCCTCTGACATGAGGGCATTTTTTATGGCAGTACGAAAACTCACCACAGGAAAATGGCTTTGCGAATGTTACCCCGCCGGACGTAGTGGGCGTCGTGTGCGTAAACAATTCGCCACCAAAGGCGAAGCTCTGGCTTTTGAGCGCCATACGATGGAAGAAACCGAAGCAAAGCCCTGGCTGGGAGAATCAGTGGATCGTCGAACACTGAAAGACGTGGTTAAGCTATGGTTCAAACTACATGGTAAATCTCTAACCGCTGGGCAGCATGTCTATGACAAATTGCTGTTGATGGTTGACGCTCTGGGCAATCCCCTTGCAACCGATCTCACCTCTAAAATGTTTGCCCACTATCGAGATAAACGCCTGACAGGCGAGATCTACTTCAGCGAGAAATGGAAGAAAGGAGCAAGCCCGGTCACCATTAACCTGGAGCAAAGCTATCTAAGTAGTGTTTTTAGCGAACTATCCCGTCTGGGCGAATGGTCGTATCCGAACCCACTGGAGAACATGCGAAAATTCACCATCTCAGAAAAAGAGATGGCATGGCTTACCCATGAGCAGATTGTTGAATTACTGGCTGATTGCAAACGTCAGGACCCAATTCTGGCACTGGTAGTTAAGATATGCTTAAGCACAGGCGCACGCTGGCGAGAAGCCGTAAATCTTACTCGTTCACAGGTGACCAAATACCGAATTACCTTTGTAAGAACGAAGGGGAAGAAAAACAGAAGTATCCCTATCAGTAAAGAGCTTTACGAAGAGATTATGGCGCTTGATGGGTTCAATTTCTTCACAGACTGCTATTTTCAATTTTTATCCGTGATGGAAAAAACGTCTATCGTGCTCCCTCGCGGTCAACTCACACACGTTCTGCGCCATACGTTTGCGGCGCACTTCATGATGTCGGGTGGAAACATTCTGGCCTTACAAAAAATTCTCGGACACCACGATATAAAAATGACTATGCGTTACGCACATCTGGCACCGGATCATCTGGAAACGGCGCTCCGTTTCAATCCTCTGGCAACGCTGCCAAATGGCGACAAAGTGGCGGCAGCGGTTGGCATTACCCCGTAA